AACTGGGGCGAATAGTTCATCGCCACCATCTACCGGCTCCAGACCAATCTTCTCGCGCACTTCGTTGGGGCTTACCGCTCCGCTGTCGATGTGGTACGAGTAGATCTGTGTCTTCTCGTTGAAGTCACCCAGAGCTTGTGTCGCTTGGTCGATCTCGACATGAGACTTGGCCAGCTTGTCATCATCTAGCACAAGGTCTGCGATCTGCTTGTCGATCTCTTGCATCAACGTAACTGAGCGCACACCGCTTGAGCGCATCTGCTGCAAGAACAGCAGTTCTTTGTCGTAATCACGGATGTCGAAACTGTCGGGGTAGAACACCTCCACGTCGGGCGTTACGTCTAGCCAGTTGCAGAAGTACGTCCACAAGTGCTCTTCGGCTAGTTCCAGCAGATCGGCCTTCTCTGACAGCTTGGCGTTCAGCATCTGGAACTCAGTCTGCATGGCAATGCCTGACATCGTCTTGGCATCGGTTCCCCGTACAGCGCCCATCTGAGCCATACGGTTGATAGCTTCGACCTTGTCCTTGATGGATTCGCGGATGCTGTTGATGTTCTGACCCGAAGGCTGCAACAGGTACGGCTGCACTGAGTTGTCCATATCATCAGGTACGTTGATGACTGCCCCCGCTCCCGCGCTCGCATCTGTGTCGTAAGTCTTCACAAGTGAGGGGTGGTTGCTGATGCGGTTTAGCTGCTCGATCTCAGACAGTTCCGAATAGATTGCCTTCTGCATGTAGGCGATGTCCGACAGATCGCTCACCCCCACGCCACGGGTCACGCTGCGCTGTGCTGGCAGGTACACCGCTGGAATCTTGCCCAGTGGGTTGTCGATCTCGCTGATCATCTGCTCTTTGTCGCCGTCAGACTTCCACTGTTGAATCGTGTCTTTGCGCCAGATGCGGTAATAACTCACCTTCGTTGTGGCGTTCTCACGGTCTACAGCTTCACGCAGCTTCAAGTAGGTAAGCTCGAATCTGCCTGATGGTGTGCGCTCCCACTTCCAATCAAATACGTTCTCAGGGGTAAACAGCGACAGGTAAGGCCGGATGTCTTGGTCTAGCTCTTCGGCTCGTGTCTGTGCGTTCGACTCTGGCTTATCAACAAGAATCCAGACGTGCCCATAAACTGATGACCACACCTGAGCCTGCTTCATAAAACTATTCATGCTCGCGCCATCAAGGTCGGCATCTTTCAGTGCAGCATCGAGTGCCGGATTGCCTGCCAGCGAGTTGAATACCCGAACTGGGGGAGTGCGCCACAAGAACGAACTGTAAATGTGGACAACGTTGCGGCAGTGGTTATCAATCGGGGTCAGATTGATGCGTCGAGCGTATTCGTTCTCCGACTCGTTCTGATAGCCGGTCAGGTAGTTGCCTGCCTGATACTCCTCGCCCCCAAGGTATGAGCGCACATATAGCTCCCACCTGTTCTCATTGGCATCGTAATCCGGATGCTGGAATTCGATATTGCTGGCCACTATGTCCACCTCACTGGTTGTTCGATCTCTCTTTGTTTCCTGATTGGGTACAGGTATTCAACCAGATACCCCAGTGCGTCATTCATGTGATCGTAGCCATCATCCTTGTTGGGTTGGCTCGTCCCTTCTTTGTATGTCTGTCGTTCAAGCGAAGCGATGGTCTGCTTACACTTGGGATCGACAAACAGCTTCCGAGCGCCAGTGGTAGACCGGAGCCTACTGTTGACGCTGTTGATTCTGTCTCTGATTGCGGGGTGACTGTTTCGCACCTTCACTGTGAACCCTGCGTTCTGAAGGATTGATAGGTCTGTCCTCCCTCCCGCGCTGGTCTTCCTTTGTTTGCTTGCTGGGTCTGGGTAGATCGTTATGCGTCTGTCCCCATACCTTTGCCGGATCTCGTCAACCATCTCGTCGGTGTTTGAGCCGTAGATCACGATCTCATCCACGACACGGATTGTATCGCCATCCCTGACCGATACCGCTGCGCTCATTGGGTCAAGGTTGAAGTCCATCCCAATGTGTAGATCATCACCGATAGCGCCCCTCTCGACGCTCTCCTCTCTGCTGAATGCGTAGTAAATGATGCCCTGATAGTTAACGAATCTGGCTTCGTACTCTTGCTGAAAGGTACGCTCGTCTAGGTCATTCCGCGCTGCCTCGATCTCTGCCGCCTCAACGTTGCCGCCCTCGATGGTCGTAAACTGAAAGGCTTTCCAGCCCTCCTCTGCATCCGCGCCTCGCGTCCAAATGTCGTAGAAATGGTTCCGCCCTTTAGGTGTGCCAATGAATAACGCAGAGCCTAACCTATCGGACAATGATGGACGAATAACCTCGTACCAAGCCTCTGGTCGCATATCTGCGAACTCGTCTAACACCACGAAGTCCAACGCCCTCCCTCTCAGGTTGTCAGGCTTCTCCGCACCCTTGAGCGATATGATCGAACCGTTCTTCAGTGTAAGCGTTAGCGATGACTCGTTGCGTTTGCTGACATATCCATCTGGCAGTGCATCGGTCAAGAACGACCATGCTATCTCTTTGGCTGCCTTGTAGGTCGGGGCTACATACCAGCAGTTGCGATTCTTTCCCGACAAAGAAGCCCGCAGAAGCTCATGGGTAGACAAGAACGTCTTACCAAAGCGTCTCCCAGCGACCACTGCTCTAAAGCGTGAATCACTAAAGAAGATGTCATCCTGTGGCTTGCTAAGCCTCACTCGCTCTCTCAATAACGATTGGCGGTAGGTCTTGCGCCTCTGTTTCTGGCTGATCTGTCTGACCCAACCAGTTCTTGCCTAGCCATACAAGCATAGTCGTATTGCCATCCATCGCAGCCGTGTATTGCTTACGACGTAGGCTCATTCGCCCGTGACTGGCTTTTTGCCGAAAATACTCCGCAAAACTACAGTCGTATTCACGCTGACAGGCTCGGTTCAATGTGTCATAGCTCACCCCTAGGATTGCAGCCTGCTCCTCTCCCGTACAGTGAATAGCGCACATCTTATCTACTTGATCCCAGTCTATTTGTGCCAATGGTCTAGCCATGTCGCGCTCCAACATATTCAAAACTGGCTGTTAACCGAGCCGATGAAGCAGAAGCTTTCAAATCGCCTGTTTTAGGTTGCGCCAACCTTGACGGCTTACGAGTCATCGCCCAAGTGGGGTTTTTCTGCAGTCCGAGAACAAATGCGGGCGAACTGGTAACCAAGCTCATCCGATACCCTTTCTGCTTGTACGAATCGGCTATTGCATCCATAAACGCAGCTCCAACACCAATTCCTTGATAATCCGGTTTGACCACGATTCGATGAATCCGTTTCATGTCTTTGACTATCGGATGTGGGAAATGTATTACCGAACACCAAGCGACTGATCGACCATCAATCTCGCAAATATATTTATGAGCCGCGTTGTTGTGTGAATGCGTCAAATAGTGATGCTCCATGAACTCGGCCCACTCTCTTTGCTTTGCTTTTCTGATTGTTGCTCTAATTTCAGGTCGCCTAAGACACCTCCGGCTAAACTGCATATCATCGCAGTTAAACACCCAGTCAGGCTCCAGCCATTCTTCAATGTCATAATGACAGCTAACGGCAACAAATTTACGACCTTGCTTGCGAATGAACTTCTGGATCGCAGAAGATCCCAAACGCGCCACCAATCTATCGACCACAGACGTGAACTCGTCGTAAATGAATGGCTTATCTGCTTCAAGGATCAACCTTGCAAGCTCTGCTCGCATTTTTTGGCCATTGGACAACACGCCAAACGGCTTCAACCAATCTGGCGGCGACGAGAATCCAACCTTGGACAGCGCCTCTGTTATCTGTTTTGCGGTTAACATTTCACTGAAATCATCAACAAAGCTATCGCCCGACCATTCATACCCGCTAAAAAGCTCATAATCCTGAAACATTCGCTTGGCGATTGTTGTTTTCCCCGTCCCGCTTGCTCCAACAATTAATCCAATGTTCCAGTCAACATCTTCTATCGGAATGCTTACATCAAACGTCTTGGTAACGACGTCCATATCACAGTCGAACATCGACTTGATTTTATTAGCCCTGAACGTGCCACTGGTTTCCGATTCGATTACAAACTTTGAACTCGGCACTTATACCCCTCCGAATCCAAACGATTGAAGATTTTTTCCTGCTCTGCTTCATTGCTACACTCAACGACAACAGAAAAAGACTCAGCGTAATCGACCTCTTGCACAACATTTTCTTGTGGCTCATCGAACATCTTGGCAAGTTCTATTTCGTCCATCCCTGTCAGCGTTAAATCAATATCCAATTCTGCCAAACGCTCAATCTCCACCGATAACAGGTCGTAATCCCACCCCCCGTTCTCGGTGAGCTTGTTGTCTGCTATTACATACGCCTTGCGCTGCGCCTCGGACAAGCCTTCTAACGTAATGGTCGGCACCAGTTTCAAGTCTAGCTTCTGCGCTGCTGCAAGCCTGCCGTGTCCTGCGATGATGCTATTGTGCTCATCAATCAGGATTGGGTTGTTGAATCCGAATTCTTGGATACTCGCCGCTACTTGGGCCACTTGCTGATCGCTGTGTGTGCGCGGGTTGTTGGCATACGGGATCAGATCAGTCGTGGATATATATGCGACTTCTAGCATTATTTTTCAGCCTTATGGCTTGCGCCAAAGTAGAACGACACCACCGCTGATACCACCCCTCCCAGATAACCAAGGACAAGATTAATCACTGCTTCTGAATTGGCGTCTGGCGGCTGAACCGTTACGAGGGTCACATACCCACCGAAAAAGAGAAAAGCCAATAAAGCCAGAACTTTGGGTGTCCAGTCGCCATTCTTCCTCGCGTCTTGGATGTCTGCCGTTTCAAGCTCGAAGATGTCTACCTCAAGCTCTGCCAAACGGGTTTTGTAGGCTAGGTCAGCCTTCTTGATCTCTGCCAGTTGTTCCGGTGAGGCTTCGCTGAGAGCCTTCTGAACGGCTTGTGGCTCTGCCGGCACCCCAAGTACCTGTGCCAGTATTTTCCCCGCTCCGGCCCCTACTGGGCCTCCTATGGCACTTCCTATGGTCGGTGCTACTGCGCCGACTAATCCCTTGATCGCGTCCCACTTCATACTTCAGCCCTCACACCCGTCACTTTCAGGGTCATTCGTTCTTCGTGTCCGTTAAAGATGTCCATCAGCGCGGCCAGCGTCTTCTTGGAATTGTAGACAGCAGGTTCCAGCGCATCTGAGACGAACCGATCACCAACCCCGATACAGCCCTCGATGTCGTGGGGAAAATTTGCCACATGGATCAAGATATAGCTGCGGTCTGGCACATCCATCAACTGAATCACATCTTGGAACCGCGTCCCGCTGAATGGTTGGCAGGCGTACACCCCCTCTGGGATGCAAGACACGTTTGGCTCGTTGTTTTTCCAAGGTCGTTCAATGGTGAAGCATGACCAGTCGCCTATGCTTAACTTTCCAAGCGTCCCACTGTCTAGGTATGCAAATCGTTGCAATAAAGCCATTTGCGATCCTTGTTTTGAGGCTGATTCTGTGCTAGTTGGCGATTATACCCAACTTTTTTACAAAAAAGGCAACTTTTTCGCCCTCTCCCCTGTTGTGTGTGTAAACCTTTAGTGTACAATGATCCCATCAACAACGGATAAGCAGGGAAACGCATGACTATTTCATCAAACTTCTACAGCATTGCCACACACATGCTTGAGTGCATTCGCAATGATTACGACGACGACATTCCTTTCATTCAGCGAATGGATGAAGTGGTAGATAACAGCGAATATGGAATCTATTACTACCAAGCGCAGCGGTTGATCTTGGATGAGATGACACCAAGCCAGCAAGCTAACGCAGAATGGGAGTTAGGCGAGTTTTCAAACACGCTAACCTATAACGAGTTTGCCTGCCTCATCGCCTGCCAAGCCATCAAGCACGCGATTATAGCGCAAGCAACCGCAGCGGAGGTTGGAGAATGAAACTACGCTACCCACTCGCTTTTTTGCTGGTTGTTCTGATCTCTTGTGTGTCCAATCAGGACTATCAGGACGCGCTGCACGAAGAAGCCATCTATATCCAAGCGGTGTGTGATGGTGTCCACGGGGACTATCTTAACCTTCGGCCTGCTTGCTAACCAGCCAGACGTTCTCTCTCGCCTGATCTTCCGGCTTCTCTGCTGGGGGATTGGGTTCTGGGCCTTCCTCGTACAGATCAGAGATGATTATCGTGACTTGCGAGTTGTTGTCCATGTCTTCAATCACTATTGTTGGCACCAAACCTCTCCTCGATGAAGCGTTCACGTTGCACGAGTGTAGCAAGATCCCGGCAGGCTTCCTCAAGAACTTGGATGTCTTTTGTCACCCCGTATTCCGTGACAAGCTGAACCACCCTCCCACTCAGGTAGTTCAGTTGGTTTGCGATGATGTACTCCGTAGCGTCGATCTCTTTCATCATTCAAAGTCTACCCGATGAATCTCCCCACGCCACTCGTATTCACCAGCTTCGTGTCGGCCATGAACCCGCACGAATTCAGGCTGCAACAGGAAATTGTTCTTGATCGACAGCACTGCGAATCCAGATGACCAGTTCTTGGGTGAGTCTTCTGCGTAGTCGAATGTCGGTTGGTTAGGTTCTGCCATCGTCCCTAGTTGAATGCCTAGCCTCGTGCCAGTGTAGTCGCTGAATGGCTTGGCTTCTTGGTGGTGGGTATGGCCTGACACTGTGTGCGTTCCAGACATAAGCGTGGTTCTGTGGCCCCCAGTGATACCTGCGCCGATTGGCTTGTGCCGGATCATAATTGGCCGCTCTGCACCTTCAACCCACAAACTCGTGGAGAATATCCACGCTGGGAACTGCTCCCGCAGGCTAAATCCCGGCACCCCTTTGTACTGCGGCAGAGCGTCAGCCAGCTTCATGTCAAACCGAGAATCGTGGTTACCCATAACCCAATAGCGTTTGGAACTAGGCGAAGCCTTCTCGATTTCCTCTAACCGTTGGTGGACAGCGTTTAGTTCCTGCTCGACTGTGGGCCTTTCCTCCCACCCATTTGGAGCGTGTCGGCTGATGCTTGCGCCATCCAAAAGATCGCCATTCAAGACAATAACATCAGGCTGAAGCTGTTTGGCCAGTTCAACGAAGGCAAGGTGTGCAGTGGTGACGGTGTTGATTTCATAGTGCGCGTCCGACCCGACCAGAATGGTCAGATCCTTTTCGACCCTGAGAACCTGACGAACTGACGGTCTTGGCGTTTTGTCTCTCGACAGATGAGCGGGGACTGAGATGCTTCGACCAAGCGCCTCCTCCGCTCTGCGCCGTCGATGGAATACGTTCCTAATCCCTACCTCGTACCGAGTCGCCATCCCCTGAGCGCCGATTGATGAGAACTCAGTCGCAAACACTTCGTGATCAGTCGGTAGCTTCGGTCTTGCCATGGAATCCCCCACGCCTTGCGTATGAATTACAGACGTGGGCAAATACCAACGCCTTAAGCTGCTCATCCGATTTCTTCTTTGATTCAGAGTCCCAGACCTGTTTGGCTGCTTTGTCCATAGCCTTGACCATGTCAGCCGCAACAGCGCGTGGCGATCTCATCTGCGCTCACCCACTCGACGCTCGTGTGCTTTGATCTGTTCTTCCCAGTCCGAAATCATGTCGCGGTAGTCTGCCGCGTAGAATTTGATCGGGTCTTTCTTCGTCGCCAGCATGTGCTCCACTGCGTCTTTGCCATACCAGTCAATCATCCAGATCGTGTATTGCGCTTCTGCGCTGCCGTGTTTCATCCCGAACCCGTTACAGCCTCGGCACTGGGGGTGAACGTTCTGTTCCTCTAGCGCCCATCTGGACGATGACCCCTTCGGTATGAAGTGACCGCCATCCATCTCTTTGTAGTGCTGAATCTTGCCACAAGACACGCAAGCAGCGAATCCCGAGTCATCAGCCGCGCTGATTCTGGCAAGTTTTTGTAACGTCTTCAATGCCTTGACGCGAAGTGTTGCGCTTGTAGGTTTCTTTGCCATCAGACAATACGGCGTTGGTTAGCCTGCTTCGTGCGCTCTGCGTCGAACATCAACTGCCCGAGCATGATCTGCTTCTTCAGTTTCTCAGCCATCAAGCTGGCTTGTTGGACTGCTCGATAGTGGTTGGCCCACTCTCCCGTTGATCTTGTTTCTGTTTGTGCCTTAGCAGCACTCGACCCTGCGTCCATGTGTGCTTTCTGACTAGCAGCCTCAAAGCTCTTGAAATTAGTCTCTGCCTCAATTGCTTCCCGACTCGCCCCCTCCCACTCATTAATTCGCTCACTCAATCTGGTCAAAATCTGATCTAGTCGATCCGGTCGATCCATTTTCTCTCTCCCACGTCGTGACATTTAGTGGGGTTTGGTGACCCACTAACAAAATTCATATCGACAGACTGTATTTCCACTCGATCATTTCCCTGTATATGGAGGCTGACCCAGACCCGACCCACTCCCCTGTCTATCTAAAAATAGAGGGGGAGAGTTTTGTCACCATTAACGAGTGTTCAGTTTGGCGCTCCCACTAATGCGCCCAGCTTCTGTCAAATTGTCTTCTGGTCATTTCGTCCAACCGGTTAACCACCGGCACCCTGTCGGGCCTCTGCTGCTTTCGGTGCAGGACATACCGTAAAAAAAGGGCCAGCCCCTCACAACAACGGGGGAGGAGGAGAGGAGGAGGGACTGACCG